AAATCTGTATTATACCTAACCATTCCTTCTACGGGTGCTTCTGGTCTATCTTCTACACCACCTACTGGAGGAGAAAAATGAGTTCCTATACTTACACTCTCAACAGTTCCAACAGTAAGAGTTGATCCAATTCCACTAAGTGTTAATGTATTCCCCAATCCTACAACAATATCTCCCGATGTATTATATTCACCCGTTAAAGTCTTTTCATGAGAAAATTCTCCACTCTCCGCAGAAAATCCACCATATCTAGTAAAAGTAGATACACCAGGTATATCTAAATCTGTTGATTGTAATACTCCTTTAACCTTCAGATTACCCTGACCAGTAGCATCGGTTCCAACACCAACACCACCATTCTCTGCTAGACTAAAAGAACCAATTCCTATGCGGTAAGTTGCCATATTATCTTACTCCTACGCGGAATCGGCCATAGTGTCAATCTTCGCTGAACACGTTGCAACACCAGCACTATTCATGGTTATTTGCAATTCTGCATTGGTTCCAACAATAGCACCACTGAGAGTTCCAAGCATCGACCCTGTAGCAACAGCAACTTGTTCTACCACTGTTACGGTTGTTCCATCATGAATCATTACATATTTACCTGCCTGATATGCACCCGTTGCATCTGCTATTAAGAAATTAACACTTGCAGAACGATAATCAGCAAC